ACTCCACTTAGTGTGACAAATAAAAGTGTAACAGAAGCATATCTTGACTGTCAAATTTTAACTCAAGATGGTGATATAATTAATGTTGGACGAGCAGTTGTTCCAGCCGGAGATACAGCGTATATACCTCTTCAAGGAAGAAGTTTACTAAAACGTGAACCTATCGCTGATGATGGAGATCAATTACAAGTTATGGCTAGTGCTCCAAATACATTTGACGTAATAGTTTCGGCTGATCTTTCACCAGCAAGTCAAAATATCGGAGTATTTGTACCATAATGGCTAAGTTACTATCCGGACGAGTTCAAACTACCTTACCTACTGATGTCCCATTAGATAGATATCAATGGTTGGCCCCTCAAGACTCAGAACCTAATTTAGGAATTCCAGCGGCTAATGGATATGTTCTTGCATCAACCACTGGTGGTACCAGAAGTTGGGTATCTCAATTAACAAATCCCGGTGCTACTGGAGCTACTGGTGCCACTGGCGCTACTGGTGCTACAGGTGCTACTGGATTCACAGGTGCTACAGGTGCTACTGGATTCAGAGGTGCTACTGGACTAGGATCAACTGGAGCGACTGGAACTCCTGGAACTGCGGTTAGAATTATTGGATCTGTTCCGGATGTTAACGTCAATCCACCTAATGACCCACAAACATTATTAAATACAGATTTTCCTGGAGCAGTTGCTGCAGATGGAGTATTAGATCAGGCTACTGGTGACTTATGGGTTTATGATGGTGCACTTTGGGTCAACGTAGGTCAAATTCAAGGACCACAGGGCGCAACTGGATTCACAGGTGCTACTGGAAGTGGAGCCACAGGAGCCACTGGCGCTACTGGTGCCTCTGGAAGTTTTGGTGCTACTGGTTTTGATGGCGCTACTGGCGCCACCGGTGCTACCGGACTTGATGGATCTACTGGTGCCACTGGATTTACTGGTGCAACTGGATTTACTGGCGCCACTGGTATTGGATCAACAGGTGCTACTGGATTTACAGGTGCTACCGGAAGTGGAGCCACTGGTGCCACTGGATTACGAGGTACTACTGGTGCTACCGGAGTTGGATCAACAGGTGCAACTGGATTCACTGGTGCTACAGGAGCGACTGGAAGTGGTGCAACTGGTGCCACTGGATTTGCAGGCGCTACTGGAAGTGGTGCTACTGGCGCCACCGGTGCTACCGGAGTTGGTGCATCATTAGATGCTAGATGTTCATTATATATTGGTGATGGTGGTACAAGTGCTAATACTAGTTCATTAAGTAATATTTCTATTGGATGTTGTGCATTATTTGCAGTAACTAGTGGATGTAATAATTTTGCTGTTGGAGTTAGATCACTTCAGAATAATACTAGTGGAAATAATAATACTGCTATTGGATTCAATGCACTTACTTTTAATACTCTTGGAAGTAACAATACCGCTATTGGATGTAATGCTCTTTATAGTAATACTATTGGAAGTAACAATACTGCTCAAGGATATCGTTCTTTATTTTTAAACTCAACTGGATGTGATAATACAGCGATTGGCTGGGCTGCACTTTACTGTAATTGTGGTAACTTCAACACTGCAATAGGATATAGTGCACTTTACTCTAATATCACTGGTAATAGTAATACTGCTATAGGGTTTCTATCACTTCGTTTTAATTCTAGTGGATCTGAAAACGTTGCTATTGGATGTCAGGCTCTTACTAACAATACTATTGGAAGTAATAATATAGCTATCGGACAATTTGGTCTTATTTCCAATACTATTGGGTCATCTAACATTGCTCTTGGATGTCGTGCACTTTGTAGTAATACTACTGGAAGTAATAACATTGCTCTTGGATTTTCTAGTGGATGTTTAATTACTACTGGTACTAATAACACTATTATTGGTTCATTACCAGCTGCTGCTAATTGTGTATGTACAGTATTAATTGGAGCTGGTACATGTGAACGTATTCGTGTTGACAACAGTGGTTTGTATATTAACAACTCCCAAATCATCAGTGGAATGGGATCTACAGGGGCTACTGGAAATATAGGATCTACGGGTGCTACTGGATTTACAGGCGCTACTGGGGCTACTGGATTTATAGGCGCTACTGGACCAAGTGGTGGACCAACAGGTGCTACTGGATCAACAGGTGCTACTGGATTTACTGGTGCCACCGGCTCTAGTGGACTTGGAAGTACGGGAGCCACTGGATTTACAGGTGCTACTGGACCGAGCGGTGGACCAACTGGTGCTACTGGATCAACAGGCGCCACTGGATTTACAGGTGCTACCGGAAGTGGAGCCACAGGATCCACTGGATTTACTGGTGCTACTGGACCAAGTGGAGGACCAATTGGTGCTACTGGAACTATAGGATCTACTGGTGCTACAGGTGCTAGTGGACTTGGAAGTACAGGTGCTACTGGATTTACTGGTGCTACCGGACCAAGTGGAGGCCCAATTGGTGCAACAGGTGCTACTGGAACTATAGGATCTACTGGCGCTAGTGGACTTGGAAGTACAGGTGCTACTGGATTTACAGGTGCTACGGGACCAAGTGGCGGCCCAATTGGTGCAACAGGTGCTACTGGATTTATAGGTGCTACAGGTGCCACTGGTGCTAGTGGACTCGGAAGTACTGGCGCTACTGGTTCAACAGGTGCTACTGGATTTACAGGTGCTACTGGTAGTGGAGCCACAGGCGCTACTGGTCCAGCCGGTCCAGGATCTGCTCTTAATGCTACCGATGATAATACAACAACTACTTTATATCCAGTTATGGTTGGTGCCGCTGGTAGTAGTCAAACTCCTAAAGTAGACGCAACAACAACACCATTGGTATATAATGCCAGTACAGGAACTCTTACTACTGTTGCTCTAGTAACTTCAACTAGTGTACAAACTCCATTATTAACTACTGGCGCTAATACAACAGCTGGAACACTTACTGGTAATTGGTCATTATCTGCTGGTTCATTACTTCAATCAACATATGCCGACTTGGGTGAAAGATATCATTCAGATTTCCCTTATGATCCCGGTACTGTATTGATGGTTGGAGGTGATGCTGAAGTAACTATAGCCGATAAGTCAGGACAATATAAGATTGCTGGAATTGTATCAACAAATCCTGCTTATGTATTGAATAGTACATTACAAGATTCAGTAATCATTGCTCTAACTGGTCGTACACCATGTAAAGTTGTAGGTGAAATTATTAAAGGTGATCTCATGACTATTAGTGACATTCCCGGAGTGGCAACTAAAGTAGTACCTCCATCTAATGGAACAGTAATTGGTATTGCACTTGAGTACTATAATAGTACTGATGTTGGAATAATTGAAGTTAAAGTGGATAAGAGTTAATATGGCACTACCACCAACCCCAGTAGGATATGTTTCTTGGAATTCATATATTGAGTTGAATGCTCCTGCTTTAGCTGCCGAACAAGGTTTAACCTTACAAGAAGCTAAAGCTAGTTTAAAGTTATTAGATGTTGCAGAGCCAGTTCGTCAAGCCGTAGGAACACCTAGTTATCGTATATATAATGTATTTACAACATGGGCAGATCGTACTGTATCACCAGTGATTGGAAGACCATGGGTAGAAATTGAACCACCGATTGCAGGTTTATTCATCGTAACAGAATCTGGAGATTTCTTAGTGACAGACTCTGGTGATAATTTAATAACATAGGAATATACAATAAAATGGCAAATGTAACAATATCAGATTTACCCTCATTATCAACAATGACAGATTCCGCTGTTATTCCAGTAGATACGGGTGCGAATACTTATCAAATTTCAGGTGCAAATTTAAAAAATTATTTTGGAAGTGCGTCTCTAATTTCCAATGGAACTAGTTATGCAAATATTGCATCTACTGATGGAAATGTAGTAATTAGTGCAGATGGATCAGAATGGACATTTGGCACAGATGGTAGATTATATCTTTCTAGCATAGGCAGTGGCGGTGGAGCCGTACTAAGAGGTCCACTAAATGAAAGTATTGGCTTATCTGCTTACGATGACACAGGTGCAGGCACAACTTATACGCTGTCTGTAGCAGTTACTGGACAGATCAATATTCCTACAGGCAGCACAGGATTAGGTAGAATACAGAATCCAGATGGCATAGAGATATTAACCAACGTTGGAGAGACACAAAAACTTTGGACGTTTGGCGATGATGGTAACTTAACATTCCCTACAGGTAATTTGGTTATCACACCTGATGACACTGCTGGTAATATTGCTTCTATTGTATCTACGGATCATCCTCTGCTCATATTGTCAACTGGAGCCAATGGTGCTGTATCAACAGTTTGGGTAGAAGATTATGCGAATGTTGGCACTAGTAATATAGCGGCTGTGTATGCTAACCCTACTCCAGAATCAAAGATTGTTAGAATCGCAGTAGGACAAAATGGTAGCCCTGGTCCAAATCTTTGGGACTTTAATGCTGATGGTAACTTAACATTCCCTGATAGTTCAGTTCAAACAACTGCTTACACCGGTGCGGCGGCATCGATTCCCAGTCAAACAATTCTACCCACTATACAAACCATCACGGTTGAGGCCAGACCAGCCGGTTTGTTTGGTGGCGGTCAAGGGGGTGCCAATGTAACAGTGGCCAATACTATTCCAGTGACCGAATATGGTGTGATCATAACCGATGGCACAGTAAGTGAAAAGTATAAGACTGGTAGTTTGGGCAGTATTCCAGGAACAGTATCATTAACCTTTACGACTGGGTTGAATTCTACACAGTTTACGGTATTTGCTTATGTGACCAGCAATGCTGGAACATTCTATTCAAATTCAGCCACTGGAACTTCGGGCATTTGCTTGTTGGCCGGGACACAGATCGCACTCAGCGATGGTTCATATAAAGCAATAGAAGACATCACCTACACTGACAAGATGTTGAGTTGGGATTTTGATCGTGGCTGCTACGCTGAAACTTCAGCATTGTGGATCAAACGCGGTGAAACTGGAAGTCAGTATAACCTGCTCACATTCAGTGATGACACAACACTGCGAACATTTGATCAGCATCGTATCTTTAACAAACAAGTCGGATCATTTACCTATCCAATGACCGATGCAACTCCTATCGGAACTATAACAGTCAACGAACATGGTCAAGAAATCACTCTGATCAACAAGCAAGTGATTGTAGATAACATTGAATACTACAATGTTATCACTGATTATCACATGAATCTGTTCTCCGACAGTGTATTAACATCATGTAGATTTAACAACATCTATCCTATAACAGATATGAAGTTTGTTAAAAATGCAAGAACATTACGCACAAGAGATGAATTTGAAAATATTCCAGATAGATTCTTTTATGGTCTGCGATTAGCAGAACAAACAACAGACATTGAAACTGTTGAATGGTATGTAAACAGACTACTATTAACAGAAATGTTAACTAAATATGAGATAACAGTTTGAAAGTACTGTTCTTGGATCATTACGGTGTGCTCTGTTTGAGCAAACAACCTGTTACAAGAACAGAGTTCAGTATGCCCACATCAGATGAATTTACTGATACCGGCATAACCTTTTTTAGCAACTTTGATCCTGATGCAGTTAATGTATTGAATGATATTATAGCGTTAACAGATGCTGAAATAGTGATCTCTAGTGATTGGAAACGAGAAACTACATTAAGTGGAATGTGTGAGTTTTATCAAAAACAGTGCATTAAAAAAATGCCTATTGATTATACCACATGGTTGCCCGGATCATACACATATCATGAACAACGAGCTACTGAAATAAATACTTGGCTAGATCATCATCCTGAAACTACTCACTGGGTCGCAGTAGATGATTTATATATGGGAACTTGGTTAACAAATTTTGCTTGGGCAAAAAATGTACATTTAGGACTAAATGACATATCTGTACAGAAACAACTGTTAACATATCTTTTGAATAACTCTAACAACGATATATTATAAGATATTTTTCATAAAAAAAGATAAATAAGTGTAGAGGAAATGCAAACCTCATCACATAAGGAGATTTAAAAATGGCACAATTCCCAAGAGTTAATGGTGACTTACTACCAGTATTAAACTATGATTCGGGTTCATATGTAAACAGTGGACCAAATGCAGTTCAAAGCGGTGCTACAGTTCAACCACAGGGTCCAGCTTTAGCGTTCTTTACTGTAACGGCTGCAGGTACCGGTCAGTTAACAGGTACACAAGTAACATCAGCTATTCGTTCAATTGAACAATTAGCTACAGTTCATATCTATGAATTTATTGACGACAACGAAGGTGGTGCAACTTTAGGCATTGCTGTTTACCCAATTGACGCATGGACTACTGCAACAATGCAAACCGCTATTAGAGCTGGTTTGACCGCACTTGGTCAACCAAACTCTGTTGTTGTTTCTGGCGGAGCTTTCTTCTCAGAAATAACATATCCACCAACAGGTCCAATCGCTCCAGCCGCTCCAACAGTTGGAACAGCAACTGCTACAGCAGCCACAACAGCTACCCTACAGTTCACACCACAGTATGACGGTGGATCAGTTATTACTAGCTATGACGTTGTTTCAGTACCAGCCGGTGGAACAGGCACAGGTCTAACATCACCAATCGCTGTTACTGGATTGACAACTGCTACTAGTTATGTATTAGTCATTCGTGCTACTAACGCTGTTGGAACATCTGTTCCTTCAGATCCAAGTAACTCAATTACAACACCTTAATAGGTTTAGTAATTTTAGTACAAAACAGGAGATTAATCTCCTGTTTTTTATTATCCGATGATAAATACTGTTATACATTTATATCTAAAGGAGATTTCAAAATGGCACAATTTCAACGAGCAAACGGTGATAACTTACCGGTATTAAACTACGATAGTGGTTCGTATGTTAACAGTGGAGCAAATGCGGTTCAAAGTAATGTACCAATTCAACCACAGGGTCCTTATCTAGCATTTTTTACTGTAACAGGAACAGGTGCTCTTTCAGGTACACAAGTTAAAGCAATTATTACAACAGCAGAACAATTGGCTACTGTTATGGTATATGAATACTATAATGCAACAAACGATTCAGTTGCTTTAGCACTATATCCTATTGACGCTTGGACTACAACTAATTTACAAGCCAATATTGTTGACGCATTAACAGGTGCCGGTATTCCTAATACTGTTACTGTTACAAATCAGGCAATATTTGTTGGTGATGAGTATGAACCAGATGCACCTTCAGTACCAAGTGCACCAACTATTGGAACAGCAACAGCACTAAGCACAACAACAGCTAGCGTAACATTCACTCCAGAATATGATGGTGGATCAGCAATCACTTCTTATACAGTAACAAGTTCACCAGGAGGAATCACAGCCACTGGTACAGCATCACCAATTACAGTAACTGGATTGACAACAGGTACAGCCTACACATTCACTGTTACGGCTACTAACAGTGTAGGAACAGGAGCAGCAAGTGCCGCTAGTAACTCTGTCACAACATGGTCAGTTCCAGGCGCTCCAACAGTTGGAACCGCTACAGCTACTGGCGCAACAACAGCCACATTGGCATTTACTGCCCCAGCAATTGTTGGTGGAACACCAATTACGTCTTATATTGTTACATCAACACCTCCAGGTGGAGTTGCCGCAGCCGGTACAACATCACCATTGTCAATCACTGGTTTGACAACAGCCACCGCGTATACATTTGTAGTTAAAGCTGTCAACGCGATTGGAGCAGGAGCAAATTCTGCAGCAAGTAACTCAATTACAACATCTTAATTGGTTTAGTAATAGTAAATAAAAATGGGAACTTAGGTTCCCATTTTTTATTACAGTTTTAACATATAGATAAGTAATATCTGTATGAACATTTTTCAAAGCACCTATGAACATAGATTACGTGATTGGAGACAATTACGAGAAACAACTAAAACTCTTACATTACAACAACAATGTATAGAAGTTGATCGTTGGTGGCAACAAACTCCCTTTATCAGTCATCATTTACATTGGCATGATCAATCAAATTGGCCTGATCCATGGACTATATTATCCGAAAACATCTATTGTACCTTGACACGAGCAGTTGGTATGTGTTATACTCTGTTGATGAATGAGGTTAACAATGTTGAATTAGTATTAGTCAGAGATGAACAAGCAGAAGAACACTACTTAGTCCTAGTGGATAAACCAAAATATACACTTAATTATTGGCCCAACTCAGTCATAAGTAGTAATCTAAGTAATTTTCAAGTCATCAGTTCCAAATCATTGGAATCCATTAAAGCAAAAATAAAGTAATAAATCCTATGAGCCAAATTCATGTTATTAAACGCAATGGACAACGTGTCCCCTTAGATATCTCAAAAATTCAAAGACAAGTAAAACACGGATGTAGAGAAATTGATAATGTTAGTCCCAGTATGATTGAATTAAAAGCACAAATTCAATTTGCTGATGATATGACCACAGAAGTAATTGACAAATTGTTATTACAAGCTATGGTGGAATTAATTGATGAAAGTGAAAATCCAGAAATTAATAATGTTAACTATCAATATGTGGCTGGTCGTCAACGTGTATCAATGTTACGTAAAGAAGTTTATGGTACATATACACCACCAAAACTATATGAAATAGTTAAAAAGAATGTTGAATTAGGTATGTATACCAGTGAACTATTAGACTGGTATACAGAAGATGAATGGAATATCATTGAATTATTCATTGATCATGGTAAAGATGAATCATATGGATTTGCTGCTATTGCTCAATTATGTGAGAAATATCTAGTACAAAATCGTAGTACGGGACAAATTTATGAAACCCCACAAGTTAGATATGCCATAGCAGCTGCCACAGCGTTTCACAATGAAGATAAAAAAACAAGGTTAAAATATGTTAAAGACTATTATGAGTGCGCTAGTGACGGTCATTTTACTCTCGCTACTCCTGTCTTGGCCGGACTCGGAACAACTACTAAGCAGTTTTCGAGTTGTGTCCTTATCAGTGCTGATGATACTCTGGATAGTATATTTGCCGCGGGAGAAATGATGGCCAAGTATGCCAGTAAACGTGCTGGTATTGGTTTAGAAATTGGTCGTATTAGACCAGTTGGTGCTCCAATCAGAAATGGAGAAATTAAACATACTGGTCTAATACCATTCTTAAAGAAATGGTTTGGTGATTTACGTAGTTGTAGTCAGGGTGGTATCAGAAATGCAAGTTGTACTGTCACACTACCTATATGGCATTATCAATTTGAAGATTTTATTGTGTTAAAGAATAATCAAGGGACCGAGGAGACAAGAGTTCGTCAAATGGATTATTCAGTTGTAATCAGTAAACTATTCTGGCGTAGATATAAAAATGATGAACAAATCACGCTATTTGATCCACATGATGTACCTGATCTATATGAGGCTTACTATCGTGATACAGCATTGTTTGAACAATTATATCTTAAATATGAAAAACAATCTGGTCTTAAAAAGAAAGTGGTCAGTGCCGAAGAAATCTTTAAGAACGGTATATTAAAAGAACGCACTGATACTGGGCGTATTTACATTGTTAATATTGATAATGTAATTAATCAGGGACCATTTGATTGTAGTATAGAACCAATTTATCAAAGTAATCTTTGTCAAGAAATTCTATTACCTACTAAACCATTTCAACGTTTAGAAGATGATCAAGGACGTATTGCTTTATGTACATTAGGTAGTATCAATCTTGGTGTGTTTAAAAATCCACAAGATATGAAAAAGGCTTGTCGTGTATTGGTTCGTAGTTTGAGTAATCTACTTGGTTATCAAGATTTCTTGTCAGTACAAAGTAAATTGGCAAATCAAGAATTTGAACCGCTTGGTGTTGGTGTTACTAACTTGGCATATTTCTTGGCTAAACGTAATCTCAAATACGGTGAAGAAGAAACGTTGGCATTAGTCAAACGATATATGGAACATTTAGCCTATTATCTAACAGAAGCCAGTATAGAATTGGCCGAAGAACGCGGTAGTTGTACATTGAGTAGTCATACATGGTACGGCAAAGGTGTATTCCCATGGGAACGTAGAGCCGTGGGTGTAAATGAACTTACTGATTTTACTCCTACATTAGATTGGGAATCATTACGTGCTAGATTATTAGTATCTGGTATTCGTAATGCCACACTTATGGCAGTGGCACCAGTTGAATCAAGTAGTGTAGTATTAAACAGTACCAATGGTATTGAAATGCCAATGGAACTAATTAGTATTAAAGAAAGTAAGGCTGGAAGTTTTGTACAAGTTGTTCCTGAATATAGACGATTAAAGAATCGTTATCAGTTAATGTGGGATCAAACTGATTGTATAGAATATCTAAAGACAGCCTCAGTAATTGCAGCTTATGTAGATCAAAGTATCAGTACTAATACATTTTATAATCCCGCACATTATGAGGGTGGTAAAGTTCCAGGAACTACAGTTGCCAAGAATCTTATGTTAGGTATTCATTGGGGTCTTAAGAGTTATTATTACAGTTTGATTAACAAAGTTGGATCTAAAGTTGGATTGGCTGAAGTTCCAGAGAGCAATGTTATATCATTTACTCCACCAGTGGAGTTGTTAGAAGAAGATTGCGAGGCATGTAAACTATAATGTTAGAAACAATATGCGATATAATGGTAGACGCTTATAAGCGTAATTGGATTACCAGTCGTGATGGCAACGTTAGTATACGTCATCATGATCGTGATCATTTTTACATTACGCCCAGTGGTGTACGTAAGCAAACATTACAACCTGATCAGTTTAAGAAAATTGGTATAACAAATCGTCCAGATGAAGATACCAATTGGGTAGTATTACCCTATACTGATATCAGTGATAAACTTATTCCAAGTGGAGAAATTCCTCTACACTTTGGTTTACAGAAACGAATGGGTCAACACAAGGATGAAGTTAGAGTTGTAGTACATGTACATCCTACTTACTGTATTGCTGCCATGCACGCTGGCATTGATCTTAGCACTATCAGCGATTCTTTTCCAGAACTCAATCGTTATACCAAAGTTGCATCTAATGTTGGTGATGTACCGCCAATTAGTCAAGAACTTGCTGATCAAACTTTAGAAAAATTACAGATAGATCGTGATGGTAACTTACCATATGATATAGTAGGAATTAAAGGACATGGAGTAGTTGCTATTGATACAAGTCCATGGAGAGCCTATGAACATATTGAGAGATTGGAACATATAGCCCGTATCGTTCTTGCTAGCGGGAATTACTAATTTTTACATTTATGTCGTCGAGCAAACTCTCTGGGAACAACAGGAAGAGCTAACTCATACGTTAGAAAAACAACAAGACCATATAATAAAAAAGGATAAAATATTAATGAGTAAAGAACAATATAACTTAAGTAAACAAACCAACTATTTGAAACGATCAATGTTTTTGGATCCTGCCGGTCCAGTTACGGTACAACGTTTTGAAGAAGTTAAATATCAGAAACTTCAGAAGTATGAAGAAACTGCCCGTGGATTCTTTTGGGTACCAGAAGAAATCTCATTAACTAAAGATAAAATGGATCACAAAGATTCCAATGATGCTATTAAACATATCTTTACTAGTAATTTATTACGTCAAACCGCACTAGATAGTATTCAAGGGCGTGCACCAAGTCAAGTATTCAGTCCAGTTATTAGTATACCAGAATTAGAAGCATTGGTTAGTAATTGGTCATTTTTTGAAACTAATATTCACAGTAAAAGTTATAGTCATATTATTCGTAATGTATATGGTGTTCCAAAAGATGAATTCAATAAGATTCATGATACCAAAGAAATTGTAGATATGGCAGCCAGTGTTGGTCGTTACTATGATAAACTACATCAATTAAACTGTCTTAAAGAAACTGGTACAGTAGTAGATGAAAAAGAACATATCAAGGCAATTTGGTTAGCATTACATGCCAGTTATGCATTGGAAGCATTTAGATTCATGGTAAGTTTTGCCACTGCTCTTGCCATGGTAGAAAATAAGATTTATATTGGTAATGGTAATATTATCAGTTTGATCTTACAAGATGAAATTCTACATAGTGAATGGACCGCTTGGATCATCAATCAAGTTGTTAAAGAAGATCCTAGATTTGCTGATATAGTAGAAGAATGTCGTGATGAAGTTTATGCTTTATATGAAGAAGTAATTGTAGAAGAAAAAACTTGGGCCGATTATCTATTCATCAAAGGTGTTGTAATTGGATTGAACGCTGAGATTCTGAAAGATTTTGTTGACTTTACTGCTTACAATAAACTTAAAGATATTGGTATTAAATATCAAAATAGTTATCCAAAAAGTAGTCCTATACCATGGTTCTCTAAACATGTTAATATTGGTAAGAAACAAGTTGCATTACAAGAAACTGAAAGTACTAACTATGTAATTGGTGTTTTGTCCGAAAATGTTGACAAGAACGAGTTACCTAGTATATAATACACATTGAGGAAATAATCATGAGCAAAACAGCACAATCTAATTATACACCAAAGAAAATCTCTGCGGGAGCAGTATTGAAACGAATTAAAGAAGGTACACACATTCCAGCTCACGAAAAGGATGTTTATGGTAACCAAATTTCCATGGCTAAGAACCCTCGTTATTCTAACGACCCAATGAGCAAGGGCGAAGACGTTCATCCAGAAGTTAAGTCTATCTCAAACTTGATTGAGAAGTTTGAGAAAATCAATGCCAAGAACAACTGTATGCGTGTCAGATTTTACGACTGGTTCGCAAACTATCTAGAGAGCTCGGCTCAAAAGATGCGTGATCGTGCTTTCAAGATCACAAGTCCATGTGCCATTAGTCTTCCTCCACAAAAGGAAAAGAAAGCAAAGACTCTTGCCGAGTCACTTAATACTGACAAATTAAAAGAAGGATCAATTGGCATGAAATTGCCGGATGAAGAAGTCAAGAAGATGGTTCCTGATTTAACACCCGATGTTGACAATATCATCGCTGTAAAAAATGCTACTGAAATAGCAAACTCAATGATTAAAGCGGAGAAAAAATGATTACAGTTTACACAAAAGACAATTGCCCATTCTGTGATATGGCAAAATCATTACTAGAAAGTCGTGGAGTTGAATTCACAACAGTTAATGTTAGTGAGAAATCAGAGGCACGTGACTTTTTAGTAGAGAATGGTTACAGATCAGTACCACAGATTTTTAAGGGTACTACACACATTCCAGGCGGTTATCAAGGTATTGCAGGAATGTCAGAAGAAGAGTTTAACACTAATATTAAAGGACAATAATGTTAATAGATAAAGGCGTATCAGCAGGTGAAGTAATTACATTGAAGTTAACCAGTGGTGAAGAAATTGTTGCTAGATTGTCAGAAGAAACACCGACATATTACAAACTTTCACATCCACAAGTGATTGGCATGGGTCCTAAGGGTCCAGGTTTGATGCCATACTTGTTTACAGTTAGTCCAGAAAAAGATATTAAATTGTTGAAAACTACGGTAACAGTAGCAGAAGCCACTGATAAACAATTTGCTGATCAATATATTCAGTCAACAACCAGTATTTCGCTAGTATAAATACTAGAGAGGATGATAATATGCCAGCATTAAGTAGAAAGGGTGATAAGAATAGTGTAGGTGGACAGTTGATGAGAGGATCATCTACTGTTATTTGCGATGGCAAACCAGTAGCACTACATGTTAGTAAAGTCACACCTCATTCTCCTTGGCAAAAAAAACGTCATCCACCACATCAATCAAGCGTTACAGTAGACGGAAGTTCTACTGTAATCTGTGATGGGCTTCCAGTTGTAAGAGTAGGAAGTCAAACAAGTTGTGGTCATAAAATAGTACAAGGTAGTGGGACGGTTCAAGTACCATGAGTTTAGACGGCAATTATACACCAC